ATGCCTACGAACAGAGGTATGTGCAGTTGAAGGGGGAGGCGTGACCAGTCTCAATAAGAGTAAAGAACAATGCTCCTTGTTGAGACTTGATAAAGGAATCTTTTCGGTTGGCGGAGCGCGAGGAGCTTGCGACTCGCGTAAAATGAGCCAAAATTGTTTGCGATTGCACGAGATAAACAACTATCACGCCGTTGGCCTGTCTCAATAAGCAATTTGATAATGAGACTGTCTCAACAAGCTCAAATTCATGCCCGATGGCCCTGACCCAGATCCAACTTGCCAAGGCGCTGGAGACAGCGCCAGCCAGCGTCACGATATGGAAGTCTCAGGGGATGCCTGTGACCAGCGTGGACGGGGCGAAGGCATGGCTGGCCGCGAACATTCGCCGCCGCAAGTCGGGCAAAGTGTCTGCACCAACCACCAGCACCAATCCGGCGCTGGGGCCGAAGGCGAGACTCGACCGGGCGGCGGAGGGGGAGATTCGCCACTACGAACTATGGAAAGCAGCAGCCAACGCCGAAGACGCAAACAGCCGAACGGTGGCCGAGTTGGCGGGCGCGTGGCGCGACAGCCGAAAGGCCGTGGCGCAGGCCGAGCAGGAGTTGGGGCAATTCCTGTCGATGACCAAGGCAACCTTGAACAAACAGGAAACGGTGACAGCGATCCGTGGGCTGATCTCGGCGCTGGTGCAGGATTTCTCGACATTCCCGTGGGGCGAACAGGCGACTTTGATGCTGCGGAAACATTTAGCGACCCTGCCGCCGTCCTTGTCCGAGGCGACCGCGAAGGGTTAGCCGAAGCGTGGGCCGCTGGGCACGAGGTAACGCTGACGCCGCCCAAGCCAGGAGTGGTGGCGTGGGCAGAGGCTAATCTCAAACTCTCCGAGCGCATTACTAACAAGCCGGGGAGCTATCTGACTCAACGCACTCCGTATGTGCGTGAAGTGTTGGAGTGCTTTGCGGACGAGCGGGTGCGTCGGCTTGCCTTGGTGTGGGGCGCGCAGACCAGCAAAACCACGGCCATCATCGTGGGCATGGCCTACAAATTGGACGTGGCCCCGGCTCCTTGCCTTTGGGTTATGCCTTCGACGCACCTTGCGCGCTCATCTTCCGAGACGCGATGGATGCCGCTCATAGATCAGAACCCGACTTTGGCGCGACACAAGCAAGCCGACCCCGACAAGTATAGACTTTTGGAACAGCACTTTGACCGCATGAGCGTGTGGTTCACGGGCAGCAACAGCCCCGCCTCGCTTTCCTCGCGCAGTATTGCCGCTCTGTGCATGGACGAATTGGACAAGTTCCCGGCCAAAGGCGGCAAAGAATCCGCGCCGTTGCAGTTGGCCGAAGCGCGTGTGGCGACCTATCCGCAGCACATTATCGTAACCACATCGACCCCGACTTATGAGGACGCGGCGATTTGGACGGAATGGCTGAAGGGCGATCAGCGCAAATACTTTGTGCCCTGCCTTGGCTGCGGCGAAGCGTGGGCCTTGGAATGGGAGCACATTCGATGGGACGAGACAGCCAAGCAAGACGAGGGCTGGGACATGACCAAGGTGGCCGAGACGGCGCGGTGCGTCTGCCCGGCCTGCGGCCACGCGCACGCGGAGAACGACAAGCCCTTGATGCTAGAGCGTGGGGAGTGGCGGGCAACGGAGCTTGCCGCCGAACCGGGGCGCAGAAGCTATCACCTTTCCTCGCTTTATGCGCCTTGGCGCAAATGGTCTGACTTGGCCGTAAAGTTCCTGCAAGACCGTGATGCACCGGGCGGGCTGCAAGACTTCAACAACCGCGAACTGGCCTTGCCGTGGAAACCTGACGGCGCGCTTATCACCACGCAAATGATCCGTGACCGCGTGGACGCCTCGCCGCGTTACGTCATGGGCCAAGCGCCCGAAGGCAAGGTGATCGGGCGGCTCATGTCTATCGACGTTCAGCAGACCGAGATGTGGTGGATTGTGCGCGAACTCCACGAGGACAGCAGCAGCTACCTCCTCGATTATGGGGCGATGGTCGGATGGGACGGCATCATGGACAAGTTCAAGCACTACAAATGCTATCGCGGCATTGTAGACGCAGGCTACGCGGCCAAGACCCCGGCAGGAGTGTATGATTTCGTTGCCAAGTCGGGCGGTCTTTTTGTCGCGGCCAAGGGGCGAACCGTTAGCCAAGGACTGCGCGAGCCCTACAAGTTCCAGCAAATCGTGTCGGGCGGGGCCGTCCTGTGGGCCGTGCAATTCGACGCGCACTTTTGGCAGGCGCGGCTTTACCACGACCTTCTGCGGGACGGGCGCGGGCGCTGGTATCTGCCGCGAGACATCGCCAAAGACTATGTTTCGCAACTACAGGGCGAGGCGCTGATTGAGAAAGACGGCGAATCCAAGTGGCAACGCCTTGGGCCGAACCACTTGGCCGACTGCGAAAAGATGGCGCTGGTGCTGATTGACTCCATCATGGCGCAGTTCCGCGCGACCAACGCGCCAACAGAGTAAAACCCAGATTTTCCTTGCCAACGCAAGCAGCTTGCGTATTTTGGTGGCGTATGAGCAAAGTCAACATTCTAGAGATTGCCGCCAATTTTAATTCGGCAACCGACTACGACATCGAAGCGGCCCTTAGTTTGACCTCAATCATCCTTCGTCACGCGCACACAGTGCAGCTTGCCCGCATCAAAAGCGCCGATCCTCAACTAGAGCTTCCCATTGAGATCGGCAACGATGCGCCCTAGAATGGAGGGCGTGAAGTGCCCGAACTGCAAAAAGCCCTTGCCAGCAAGCTATGTGGACACCCGCGCAGCCGGAAGCAAGGGCGGCAAAACAACAGGGGCGACAAAAGCCCGGACTAGCAAACAAGCCCGCGCTGCCGTAATGGCTCGGTGGGCCAAGCGCAAGAAGTCGGACTCTTGACACAGCCCGCGAGGGCATGACCGATGCGTCCCTGCTGGCTTCTGTTTTTACCAGCGCCGAACTTTCCCAGCTAAAAGCCTCCTGCAAAGCGCAAATCCTTGCGGGCGGCGCTTCACAAGCGTTCGTCCTGTCAAGCAGCGTCGGCGGTCGGTCGGTGACGCTTCAGAAAAGCTACGACGCTTGGGAAATGCTCGGACTCATTGAGACGGCGCTCGCCATCAATGCAGGCACCATCGGCAACGACCGCGCCAGCCGCGCGCAATACGGGGTTTATTGATATGGCAAAACTGATCGACAAGCTCGCCAAGCAATTCGGCTTTTCCCGCATGGTGGAAGCGGCCAACTGGCGACCCGAAGAACGCTCATGGGTTTGGTCGCAAGCGCAGGACTCCAAGGTAGACATAAGCAACGGCGACCGCACCCGGCTCCTCGGCCTTTCTCGGAAACTTTTTTACAACAACGCCATAGTCAGGTCGGCCATCCGCGACAAGGCCACCTATTCTGTCGGCAGCGGTATCGCCCCGCAGGCCAATAGCGGCGATCAGTCTTGGGACGATGCCGCTGAAGCGTGGTGGGACGAGTGGAGTAAATCGCCCGAAATTTCGGGACGCCACGATATGCGCCGCCTGCAAGTGCTGGTGTCCGAAGCCGTAGACCGCGACGGCGAGATTTTTTGCATCCTGACCAACAAGCGCGACGGCACGCCCGCCGTGCAAATTGTCGAGTCGCACCGAGTCGCCAACCCGCCCGACAAGCTGGACGAAATTGTGGACGGCGTGACGCTCGACCGTTACGCGCGCCCGCTGGCTTATCATGTGGTCGAGGGCGACACCTTCAGCAACCGCACCAGCCGCCGCATCCAGGCGGATCTGATGCTCCACGTTTACGAGCCGGAACGCCCCGACCAAGTGCGCGGTTATCCCGCCGTGGCCGTGGCGCTAAACAACCTCCTCGACCGCGACGAACTCCTCCGCTTTGAGATGCAGGCGGCGAAGATCGGCAGCAGCATCGGCCTTGTCGTTCAGAACGCGCAGGGCGGGGTGGGGGCCGAAGGATTCTTTGGCGACTTGTCTAAGAGCACGGGCGAAAGCCTGACCCGCGAAACGGTTTTCGGCGGCGGCATGATTCCACGCCTCAAAGCCACCGAGCGCATCGAGTCCTTCATGATGAACCGCCCCAACGAAAAGTTGGACGCGCATCTTGAGCAATACATTCGCGCCGCCGCCCTCGGCCTCGGCTTGCCGTATGAATTCATCTGGGACACCTCCGCAGTCGGTGGCGTGGCCCAGCGTTTCATCATCCAAAAAGCCGCCCGCGCGTTTTCGGCACGGCAGGACGTTCTTATCTCCTCCTTCCTTGGCAAGCTCTGGAACTACGCGATAGCCAACGCCATCCGCAGCGGGCAGTTGCCCATGAATCCGAACTGGCGGCGTGTGCATTGGCAGAC